TTCTTTTTGTTTTTCTTTGTTTGTGTATATGTCTTCGCACTGAACTGAATAGTTTTTATCATGCACAGTTTCTTCTAGTGCATAACAGTCAGTGGTCACAGGAATACAGCCGGCTTCTTGGGCTTTTAGGGCGGTGATACAGTGGATTTCAGTAAATTCTGTGGGATATGCCCAAACCTTAATGCCTCTCATGGCTTTAGCTAACTCTTGGTGGGATACTCGGCCATGTTCGCTCACACCTTCCGAACCAAGCGAACGAATCTTTTGTGCCATAATGAATCTCCATCGCATAAGCTCTGGGTTTTTGGCGTTGACCTTATCGAATATGTCCCATCCATAGTAAATGTCTAATGTGGCATCTTTTACTTGCTTGCGTACCTCTGGCCACATATCTAGCAAACATTCTAAGCCTCTATCGTATGAACTGAAGTAACCGACAGTATTAATCATTAGTTCGCTCCAGCTCTGCTTCTACCTGGTTAGCTTTATTTTGTAGTTTAACTGTTTGTTTAGCTGTTAGGATTGGTAATTCCATCCACGCACTACCGACATATTCATATATCTTGTTGCGGCGTTTCAAGAATAACCCATAGCCTGTTTCTATAATCTTCATCTAATCCTCCACGATTTTAGTCTTAACTTCTTTTACAAGTAATGATCCAGGGTTCTTTTGTCGTACTCCATAAGCTTCGGCTAGTGTAGCGAATGGCCCTAAGCGTTTGACGACATCTATCTCACCGGTTTCTATTAAGATGTAATAAAATGGTTTCATATTAACTTCTCCTGTTTATCTGCTTCCCAAGCTTCAATTCTAGCTTCACTTATTTTGCAGTATTCAGGGTCTAGCTCGATACCGATGTATTCCATACTCTCTAACTTGCAAGCGATACCTGTAGTACCTGAGCCATTAAAAGGGTCTAATACTGTTCCGCTTTTGGGTGTTACAAGTCTGACTAGGTATTGCATGAGTTTTACTGGTTTGACGGTGGGGTGGATATTAGCACTAACTGTATTCTTGTGTTCACCAGCTAATCCTTGTCTTATAACCTCTAGCCCCTCTAGCCCTTTATTTCTTTCACTCTTACTTGCTTTAGCACAGTAAAAGAAGCGAGCAGCAGAGCCAGAGTCGCCATATTGGTCAGGTGCATTTGATGTTCCACTCCTACTATCAGTTGTTCCTAGTCCAAGACCATTGTTTCTGATTCTAGCATTTGGTGCTTTATATTTGCCTCCACCAGTATCAGGAAACAACTCTACTACTTCATCAGAGCCATCATGTATAAAGTTAGCAGGGAAGCGGCCTTTTAAGTAATCATCTGTAACACTACCTCTAACTTTACTAGCATTCATTCCAGCACTTGGTGATATATCTTTATACTCAGTAGGTTTGCGGTATAATTCTTTACTATCTGCCTCAACCCTACACCCATCTATATTTAATCCACCTACGCCATGTTCTAGAACATTATTAGCTACTGAGCCTTTAATAGGTTTTCTAGCTACTGTAATAGGTTCTAGTGCTGGTTTGAGAGCAGTACCCCAGCCTTCCCAAGGTGAGTTACCTTTGGTAAGTGTTACATCTATTGGTTTTACACCGACTGCATTGGTATTGCTAGCGTATGTACCACCCTTTTCTTTAGTACTTTGAGCTGCATTGCCACCTAACTTTTGTGTGCCAACAACCTCTCTTTTATTACCTTGTATCTTGTCTACTGCTTTACCTATATTTAGCGATTTAGGAAATCCTGATCCATAAACCCAAGCAATCATATCTCTAATTTCAAACCCTGCATCTTCTATATTTACTGCCATGCGATGCTGCGTGCGAGTACCTGCGAATGCTAGTAGATGTCCACCAGGTTTAAGCACTCTAAATACTTCTGTCCATAACTCTGTGCTTGGCACATCATAATCCCATTTCTTACCCATAAAAGATAATCCATAAGGTGGGTCGGTTACCACTGAATCAATACTGTTGTCTTCAAAGGTCTTTAGTACTTCTAAGCTGTCACCATTGATAATCATTGAAACTGCCCTCTCACGATTCCATTACCTACGATTACAAACTTATCATCTGCTACGTTAGGATACAGGCTTCGGTGATACTTGGACTTTACAAAGAACTTATCCACAACATCCACAACTTTTTCCACACGTGATGGCTGTATGGTGTCATGCAGATCAACGACTAGCTTCTTAGCTTTGAAGCTATCAGCTAACTCAGGAGCTCGCCATACCACTAAAGTATTGAAGTCATCTAGGGTATTGATAGCATTCCATGGCAAGTACCGGACAACCACACCATTTTCTTTCAGTTCACCATCTACAAAGTCAGTAGAGTGTTCTATGTAATCAATGTATTCATCATCACGTTCGTTATACACAGTAACTTCCCAGCCTAGTCGTGCTAGTTCCCGGGATAGATAAACGATTGCTTCTTCACTGCCACCCATGCCTTGAATCAGTGTATCTGGTCCCCATACTTCATTAGTTGGCCCACAAAAGAACACAACGCTTTTATCTGACCAAACATTAGGCTTAACATACAGCTGTTTAATCTTAGCAATACGGGCATCAAAGGCTAACTCGTTAGGTAGTGTCTGGAATAACTTTTTAACATCACCTTTGTTTTCTTTGAGGAACTTAGCTAACTCACCAATGTTCTGTACTGCGATAGACTCTTCATAGTTGTATTTGATAAGCGGTAGCCAGTAGCGTGCATCTTCGTTGTTAGGTGATTGATTAAGTACTTCTAGTAAGGTTTCGTAAGCGTTGACATTGTCTAGTAGGTGCATATAAGCGACTGCTGAGTACACTAGGCATCGAAGCTTAATGTTAGGATCAATAATACTGAATGTCTTAGGCTGTGGCTTAGCTAGGGCTGTTTTCATCCAATCGATTACTTGTTGCCACTCTTCTTTCTGGAAACATATCTGAGCCTTAATGTAATAGGCATCCGGGTAGCTAGGTAGGATATCTATAGCAGCACTAGCCGCAGCGTGGGCTTTGTCAGGGTTATCAGTGATGATGTGTATCTCGGCTATCTTGCACCAGGAGCGATACTTCTCTTCGTCCCACCCAGATGTCTGGATATGTTCTAAAAACTTTTCTACAGCCTTGTCATAGCGTTTGAGGGCGAAGTAATTGAGTGCCAAGTAGTGAGTGATACGTGGGTCTTTGGTTTTCTTGTATTCTCTCAGCAGTATCTTCTGATTACGCTCAGTGCTGGCTGTGGCATCCTCTGGTCGTTTGTTGTGCTTCACAATGATGCGTTCGTCATAGCCGGGAACAGGATTATCACCTATCAGTGTTTCGTGGATAGCACCAACCCACTTGAATGGGTGTTCTCTGCGTATCAAGCGTTCTCTATCGTGTAAGGCAATACATTCACCGGCTTCGTTCTGCATATAGTTATAAGGCCAGAAGATAACGTCTAACGCATCTCGTTCCATGCGTGCTACCTGCTCAGGCAAGAAGTCAGCATGCTGCAATTTATCGTCTGAGTCTAGCCAAAACCAATAGTCAGTATTGATTTGCTTTAAGTTATAATTGCGAGCCTTAGCAAAATCAGCTACCCAATGAAAGTAGCTGACTCTTAGTTTGGGATATTTCTCTATCAAATCTTCAAAGGCATCTAAGCTACCCTCGTCAGTTACTGTTAGAAAGCAGTTATCTATGTAATCGTAGACACTGTTTAGTATTGCTTCAAACTCTTTTACTTCATCCTTGACGATCATCGCCAGACCTAATGTTGCCATTACACCTCCACTGGCTGCCTAACAGCCTTACCAACTCGATGGATACAGCGTGCATATCTGCGTGCCTCTACCTCTGCACCATCTTCGAATTGCTTAATAAGTTCATCAATGTCTGCTCTAAATAAAAATACAATCATATTGCTACCAGGCTTGTCAGTTGTGGCTGAACCAAGCAGTTCTAGCTCGTTATAGAGCAGGAACGCTGCTAGTGGTAAATCTCTGGTTTGATACGTTTGTACTTTTGGCATACTCACCCTTTTGCCTGGAGCATACCACTTAGGCTTAGTTTAGTCAAGCCTTCTGCCGGTAAATGGATCAAAGCGGCCTACCACACCTGCCGGCTTGCGTTCGGGCTGTGGTCTAAAGGTTTCAAGCCCATAGCGAATAGCATCCATAGCGTCTGACATATAGTGGTCAGGTTCTGAGAGTATGTTGCCATCCCTATCGGTTTTCCACATGTAGTTCTTGTAGGCTTCTCGGATGTTCTTAGAGCGTCTTGTAACGCTTATCTGCTGGCCTTGCACCCACTGGATGCCTTGGGTGACTGAACCAGGACCTTTATTAGCACCGATAACATTCACACCATACTCTTGCATCTCTTCAATGCTCTTAGGCTCGGCTGAGTCGGCTACTGTTAAAACGTTAGGGTCTGGTTGATTAAGTATCACATCAGCTATCTGTCTGTTCTTCATACCAACCCTGAACATTAATTCATCCACAATATATCCACCGTTATAGTAGTAGATATCCACAAGGCATGCAGGGTCGTGTGCGTAACCAAAGTCCAGCCCACGGCGTTCTAAACGAGCCTCATGGGGTAAATCAACGTCTAGTTTCCAGTTGGTGTATATCTTACCTTCTACTTCACCAAGCTGTCCTTCACCATAGACTTGCCACCATGCTTTGTTGTCCCGGCGTGATTCAATACTAGCTACGATACTGCCGTCTAATGCTTCGTTATCTTTGTAAGTAAGAACCATGAAATCAACATTGGGTTTGTCCTTGTAATCTGTATAGAACCAGAACTCACGTGTTGGGTTCCAATCTAGCCAGATAACATCTTTGGTACGTACTTCTAATTGTTCGAATGTTTCTACCGGTATATTGTTAGCTTCGTTAATGAATAACCTATCACGTCTAGGTCCACGCACCTTGTGTGGCATATCTAGTGAAAAAAACTCTATCTTAGATCCTGTTTCAAATGTATAAGTGAAGTCTGATTTATTCCAGTTAGCGTCTTTGAAGT